CCCTGACTGCTGACTCGAAAGCCGCTGGTCGCTTTGATGTGTCAGGTGGAGGTGAATACTTCTCCGTAGGTGTCGGTGGTGCTGTAACAGGGCGTGGTGCCGATTTGCTTATTATAGATGACCCCCACTCAGAACAACAGGGTCAACAAGCAGATCCTAAAGTATTTGATTCTACCCATGAGTGGTTTAGCTCTGGGCCTCGTCAGCGTCTACAGCCCGGAGGCGCAATCATTATCGTGATGACTCGCTGGAGCCAAAAGGATCTTTGCGGTCAGATTATGCGAGATAGCGTTGAGAGGGACGGTACGGACGAATGGGAGGTTTTAGAGCTACCCGCCATACTACCATCAGGTAGATCGCTTTGGCCTGACTACTGGCCTGTAGAGGAGCTAGAGAAGCTCAAAGCAGAACTGCCTATCTCGAAGTGGGAAGCGCAGTACCAGCAGCAGCCTACATCTGAAGAGTCTGCCATTATCAAACGGGATTGGTGGCAAGTCTGGGAAGACCGTGATCCACCCAAGGTGTCGTTTGTTATTCAGTCTTGGGATACCGCCTTTATGAAACATGAGCGAGCAGACTATTCTGCTTGCACTACATGGGGTGTGTTCTATAAGGATAACGATGATGGACGTATGGCTCCGAACATTATCCTGCTCGATGCTTTAAAAGAACGCATGGAGTTTCCCACACTGAAGCAACGTGCCTATGAGATGTACATGGATTGGGAGCCGGATGCATTTATTGTGGAGGCAAAGGCAGCGGGTGCGCCATTGATCTATGAACTCAGAGCAATGGGTATCAGTGTTACAGAATACACACCCTCAAGAGGCAATGACAAAGTATCGCGTGTAAATGCTGTCGCTGACTTTTTTGCATCGGGTATTGTCTGGGCACCGGCTCGTCGCTGGGCTGAAGAGGTGATTGAAGAGTTTGCATCTTTCCCTGTAGGGGATCACGATGACTTGGTGGACTCTTCGACTCAGGCATTGTTGAGATTCAGGCAAGGTGGATTCATCGCTTTAGAGCATGATGACTACACAGAACAGACACCAAGACGAATTGCTAACTATTATTAGTGCGTTTAAACTCCGCGCAACCGGGAGCATTGTATGGCTGTAGAAAAGTCGCTTGATTCACTTCAGATGGCGGATATACAAAATCGTCTAGCAGATGCGGACGAGCAGTCCGAGATGATTATTGAAATAGAGAATCCAGATTCTGTTGCTATTGAAACAGAAGACGGTGGGATGATTATTGATTTTGATCCTGACCCATCTGTAGAAGATGCGCCATTTGATGCAAACCTAGCTGAATACATGAGCGATCAAGAATTAAACATTCTTGGATCTGAGTTGGTGTCAGCTTATGAAGATGACTTATCTTCTCGCCGTGATTGGGAAGAGACATACATTGAAGGCTTAGATCTTCTTGGTCTGAAGATTGAAGACCGCACAGAGCCTTGGCCCGGAGCTTGTGGCGTACATCACCCCCTCCTAGCAGAATCAGTTATCCGCTTTCAGTCACAGGCAATATCTGAAATCTTTCCAGCCGGTGGCCCAGCTAAATCAAAGATCGTCGGTGAAGCTACCGAAGAGATGTATAAGCAGGCTAATCGCGTTCAGAACTATTTAAACTTTTTGCTTACAGAAGAGATGACTGAGTTTCGTAGTGAAACAGAACGTATGTTGTTTTCTTTGCCCCTAGCAGGAAGTGCATTTAAAAAAGTGTATTTTGATCCAAGCATGGGTCGGCCTTGTTCTATGTTTGTACCAGCAGAAGACATGGTGGTATTTAACGGGGCAACAGATATTAAGTCACTAACACGCATGACTCATCGTATGCGTAAAACGACAAATGAAATACGCAAGCTGCAAGTCTCTGGGTTTTATAGAGACATTGAACTATTAGGCTCCGATAGTTATGTCGATGCCGTAAAAGAAAAGTATGGCGAGATAACAGGCGAGTCGTATACATCATCGGCAAGCGGATCTTATCTTACTGGTGAAACTGTCAATACAATTCTTGAGATACAAGTTGATCTTGATTTGGATGACTTTCCTGATATGCAGGATGGAGAAGCCACAGGCATTGCAGTGCCATATGTTGTTACCGTAGATAAAGGTAGCGCACAAATACTTTCCATACGCCGTAACTTTTTTGAAGATGACTCGTTAAAGAGAAGGCGGGATCACTTTGTTCATTACGAATACATTCCGGGTCTTGGTTTTTATGGCCTTGGTCTTGTTCACCTTATCGGTGGATTAGTCAAATCTGCTACATCAATACTCCGGCAACTTGTTGATGCAGGTACATTGGCGAACTTGCCCGGAGGCTTGAAGACTCGCGGAATGCGTATTACCGCAGACGATACGCCTATCATGCCGGGAGAGTTTAGAGATGTGGATGTTCCCGGCGGCACGATAAAAGAAAACATTTCGTTCCTGCCATACAAAGAACCCAGTGGCACCTTGTATCAGCTATTACAGAATATCGTTGAGGAGTCACGTCGCTTTGCATCAATGGCTGATGTAAAGGCTGCTGATATGAATAGCCAAGCGCCAGTAGGCACAACGCTTGCGCTTATTGAAAGAAATATGAAAGTCATGTCTGCAATTCAGGCAAGACTTTACGCAGCAATGAAGAGTGAGCTTAAACTGCTGGTGCGTATTGTTAAGGACTTCGGCCCATCAGAATATCCTTATCAACCATATGGTGAGCCATCAGATATTGTTGCTGACTTTAATGACCAGATAGATGTAATACCTGTTGCCAATCCTAATGCGGCAACTATGTCTCAGCGCATTATGCAGTATCAATCTGCGTTGCAATTAGCATCACAAGCACCACAGCTTTATGACTTGCCAGCACTTCATAGGCAAATGCTTGAGGCGCTAGGTATTAGAGATCCAGAAAATCTTGTGCCTGAACAAAATGATCTGTCTCCCAAAGACCCTGTTACAGAGAACATGGACTTTATCAATGGTGAACCAGCCAAGGCGTTCCAGTATCAAGATCACGAAGCGCATATCAGAGTACATATGGCTGCTATGCAAGATCCAAAGATTATGGAGCTTATGGCTCAAGCGCCGAATCAACAGGCGATACAGGCTTCAGTTACAGCGCACATACAGGAACACTTAGCATTCAAGTACCGAGAAGAAATCCAACGAGAACTTGGTGTTGAGCTTCCAGCAATAGATACACAGTTGCCGCCAGAAATCGAAGCCAAGCTATCGTCTTTGGTTGCGCAAGCAGCAGAGCAGTTGTTGCAAAAAGATCAACAAGAGGCTCAACAGCAAGAGCAACAGGCTCAAGCAGAAGATCCAATTTTGCAGCTAAAGCAGCGTGAGCTTCAAATTGAAGAGCAGGCAGCGATGGCGAAGGCTCAAACAGATCAGCAACGAGTCCAGACACAACAGCAGAAGCTGGCACTTGATGCTGAAAAAGCGCAGATGCGAGATGACCTTGAGCGATTGAAGATTAAGAAAGACTTGTCTATCGCACAAGACCGAATAGATAGTGCAGAAAAGTTAGCTGCTGCTGAACTGACCAAAGATGCACTTACATCTGGCTTTGATCGTGATGAACGATTGCAGAAGCAAAGGCAGACTGATGCGGTGAAAGGCGCAGACATCGGAAGAAAAATAGCCGAACAAATAACTAAGAACGTTTGATGTCAGGTTTTGTTGATCCAAGATTTGTTGACTTGTTATTGTCGCGTTTAAACGAACTAGAAAGTCATCACAAAGAAAAGCTGCTCGCAGGATCAGTTGAAAAGATAGAAGAGTACAAGCTCTATCGAGGACAGCTCGAAGGAATACAAACAGCAATACGCGAAATCCGAGAGGTAGCAGAGCGTGTTTTTGTTGATGAGAATTAGCATCATCAGGATGCAATGGGTTCTACACTTCCCAATAAGTGTTGCAGTGAGAAAGAAATGGCAGAAGTAGATTTGAAAGCCATTGGTGCCGAAGAGGAGACTGCTGAAAAAGCGAGTCAACTCCCAGTGCCAACGGGCTATCACATACTTATCGGTTTACCAGAAATCGACGAAAAGACAGAGGGCGGAATCATAAAAGCGCAAGCAACAATATCTATTGAGGAAACCGCCTCAGTAGTTGGTTTTGTTATTGCAATGGGGCCAGACTGTTATCAAGACAAAAAACGATTTCCTAATGGGCCTTGGTGTAGTGAAGGAGACTTCATCATCATGCGAGCCTATAGCGGTACGCGCATCAGTATTCATGGCAAAGAGTTTCGTATCATTAATGACGATACGGTTGAAGCTGTAGTTGATGATCCAAGGGGGATAAGTCGTGTCTGAAGTAAATTTTCCAGAGCCAAATGAAAACATCGGAAGTAATTTTGATGTTGATGAAATAGAAGTTGTTGAGGTAGATGATACTCCAGAAGCAGATCGTCGGCCTGTACGAGATGATGTTGAACCATTTAACATCGATGAAGAGATTGACATTGCAGATGATCGTGTTAAAAAGCGTTTAAACAGACTCAAATATGAGTATCATCAGCAGCGTAGAGAAAAAGAAGCTGCACAAAGATTACGCGATGAGGCTGTTCAGTTTGCTCAAAATAGCCAAGGGGAAGTCCAAAGACTTCAAGGCTTAGTAGGACAAAGCGAACAAGCGTTATTGCAAAGTGTACAAACACGCACCGAGGCTGAATTAGCTTCGTTAAGGCAAGAGTACACAAAAGCCCACGAAGAGGGCGATACACAGAAAATGGTAGAGGCGCAAGAACAGCTTGCGCGGATACAGGCAGACAGAGCTTATATAGATAATTATAAGTCTCAGATGCAAACGAATGAGTCAGAGCAGCAGGCTCCGACAAATGTGCAGGTGGAACAGCCACCGCAACAAGAGCAGCTAGATCCGCAATTGCAGAACTGGTTGTCTCGTAATAGTTGGTTTGGAGCGCCCGGAAACGAAGCTCTAACTGGCTTTACTTATGGGCTTGATGAAATGTTGATTAAACGAGGTGTGCAAAGAAACACACCTGAGTATTTTTCAGCAGTAGATCAAGCACTTAGGGAGTCATTTCCCAGAGCGTTTGGTATTGAGCCGCAGCAGGCGGAACGAACACAAACAAAAAGCTCAACGGTAGTTGCGCCAGCGCAGCGTGGGAATGCCGGAAAGCGTCAGGTGAAATTGAGTAGCAGTGAAATTCAATTAAGCAAAAGACTAGGTCTGACACCTGAACAGTACGCATTATCAAAAAGAAGGATGGGACAATGACAGATAGCCGAGAACCAAGGGAACTTGAAACAAGAAGTGAAACGTCGAGAGAAACAGCGTGGCAACCGCCTACATTGCTACCAGATCCAATCCCACAGCCCGGATGGGCTTTTCGTTGGGTAAGGACATCTATGGTAGGGCAGTCGGATGCAACCAATGTTTCAATGCGCTTTCGGGAAGGATGGGAGCCAGTAAAGCTGGAGGATCATCCAGAGCTTGAGGTGATGCCAGATCACAATAGCCAATTCCCCGGATGTGTAGAAATTGGCGGTCAGCTTTTGTGTAAAGCTCCACAAGAAGTTGCGGATGCTCGCCAGCGTCATTACGAAGGAATTGCAGCGCAACAAATGGAAAGTGTCGATCATTCATATATGCGTGAGAACGATCCTCGAATGCCTATGCTTCGACCAGATCGAACAACTCGCGTAAGTAAGAGTGGATGGTAAAATTCTTTTGATTTGTTAAGGAAACTATTATGGCTACTACAGCCGCTCCATTTGGAGCAAGACCCGTAAGCACGACAAGTGCTAGTGGTTCTTTCAATGGTAAAGTCCAACATCTTAAAATCGCCAGCGGTTATGCTACTGCTATTTTCAATGGTGATTTTGTCAAGATGGTTGCGGCTGGCGTCATTGAAAAGGACGCAGGAACTGCAACGCTAACCACCATTGGTATTTTCATGGGTGTTAAATACACCGATCCTACTACTGGTCAGTTAACGTTTAATCAATACTATCCAGCATCTACGGCTGCTGATGATATTGAGGCTTATGTATTGACTGACCCAGATGTGGTCTTTTTGATGCAAGCTGATGGTGCTATTGCACAAACAGCACTCGGATCAAACTTTGATGTGATCCAAACTGCTGGAACCACAAGCATTGGTAACAGCAAAAATGCTGTTGATGCTGACTCAACTGCGACGACCAATACGTTGCCACTAAGAATCTATGATTTTTATGATGGCCCAAGCAGTACCATTGGTGATGCATTCACCGATGCACTGTTTATTTTCAACGTTGGTCATGCGTACCGAAACACAACCGGCGTATAGGAGTAACTAGGCAATGGCAATTTCAAGAGCGCAAATGCTTAAAGAACTCCTGCCGGGGCTTAATGCCTTGTTTGGTTTGGAGTATGCAAAGTACGAAGATGAACACACTCAAATCTATGAAACAGAAGCGAGTGATCGTTCTTT